TGTGACTCCCAACTATGCCTTATTGCACAACTATGTGAAGACTTTGCCAAAGTGGAAAAGTTCATTTTGTGATGAGATGTATGACATGGAAGTAGGCTTGTTTGTAGAAGAGTTGGTCAACAAGATTTTGGAAGAGAAGAAGTTGGCTAAGGCAAAGAAGAAAGGCATTTGCTTCAAACTCACTACTGACAACAAGAATACCTATAGAACCATCAACACACATGACATGGAAGTAGCAGTTGCCTACTTGAACAAGCAGTTTGGTCTTAACTCTTATTAATTCATTTAAGGACAACTTAATCATGTTGACATTTGTAGAAGTATCAGAGTTCAAGCCAAGGGCTAAAAGGGCTGAGTTGACCCAAGACCAAATGCAAGATTGGTTCAACAAGGTCAAGCCAACTTCCAATTGGAAGAACCCAATCAAGAAGACTCTTGTTCTTGAGAATGAGGATCAGATTGAGGATGTGATCAAGTCCATCACATGGTTTGTAGGGGGGATGACTGATGTTGATGTCATCAAGAGGATGCCTAACTCAGTATCGGTTAGGTTTTGCAATCAAGGTTATTACAACAACATAGGAGCATGAGCATGAACACAATTAAGTTAAAAGAGGCTATCAGAGTCATAGCACAAGGGGGTTTTATCAAAAACCCAAGCAATCACTTTTCAACCTATACAAGCCTTTGTGACAAGAATGGACTCCAAGTAGGTAGGGTGACTCAAGACTGCTACTTTGAGGTCATGGACTGCCTACATGGGCTTTGGACACATGGCAATCACATGAAAGGAGAGGACTACATGGAGAAAGTGCATCACTACTCCACAATCAAGGGCAATTTCAAGCAACTCAACAAGGTATTGGAGATGGGTGCTTCAGAGCAAACAATGTATAGGTTTTTAAAACAAAGTGAGGAGTTAGACCATGTCTGAAACAATCATGTCAGATTACATCAAGGGGTTCAATGATGGGTATGCCTATACCCTCAATGAGATAGAGAAGCAGATCAAGAATGCCAATAGCCATGATGCTTTGGTCTTAGTACAACTTTTGCAACACCTCAAATTGGAGAAGAAAAATGACACACTTTGAAACCATGGATACCATTGTCAAGCAGTTCTTTGATACCTTGCCCAAGGTCAGACTTGCCTATTGTGACTACATTGCTCACATCATCCAAGGGCATCTCAAGGTCAATGATAGAGAGAAGATGCTCTCAAGTATTGGCATGATCAAGTCTGACAATGATCCTAGTGGCTCATTTGCCTCTACCAAGAAGACCATCATGGTTGAGGATCGCAATGGCAAGCAGTACAAGATCACTATTGAGGAGGTTGAGGATGAACAGGCATGAGATAGATGAAATGATGAGGGGGCTGCCTAGTCAGCAAGAATATTATGAAGAGCCTTTTTAGGACAAAGTCATAGGGGGCTTGTCATTTATTCTGATTGTCATTACCATATGTCTTATCTAAAAAGTGAACCGATAGTGAACCGAAAGTGAATCTAAACCGATTCGGTTATGCATGGTGAATGAGGACACCTACAAACTTCTGACTGCTAGGAAAGACTAGCACTTCCTTTTTCTGCATAGGTGTAGTAAAATGTGCAGACTAGCCCATGGGCTTGGCAAAATTCCCCCAAAAGTGAATCAAAGGTGACTCATAGGTCTACATGACCTTTGTTCAACTCTCATGGGGATTAGGGGTTATGCCTGAAACTAAGAAGACTGCCAAGATGAAGTCAGGAACCGCCAAGGTTCAGGGAGCAGTTGCCTCCAAAGCCGCAAAACCCCCCCAAAAACCCAAACAAACAAAACCCAAGAGAACCCCTCGTATGGCATTCAGCCAACACATAGCAGATACCATCTGTACTATGCTATCGGAGGGAATGAGTCTAAGACAAATACTAAAGGCTGACACTCAAGGCAAGTTACCCGCTCAGTCTACGATCTATGAGTGGTTGATCCGCTTCCCTCTGTTCGCGGAGCAATACGCACGCGCCCGTGAGGAACAAGCCGACACCAACGCTGATGAAATCCTTGACATTGCAGATGAGATGCCCCCTGAGTACACCGATGACAAGGGGCGAACTAGCCTAGACATAACTTACATCCAGTGGCAGAAGAACCGCATCGAGGCCCGGAAGTGGACAGCAGCAAAGTTGCGGCCAAAGAAGTATGGCGACCGTGTGGCTGTGGAGGGTGTAGAGGGCGGAGCGCCTATCAAGACTGAGGACACCGGGGCAAACAAGTTCCTCGAGATCATAAAGAACATGGAAATGAGCAAACGTGCAGGCTAAGTATTACATTCAAGCGCCAGCAAGTCTCCAAAAACGTGGGGTTTTATCCGCTGTTTTGGCTGATTTGGGCGGAAAGTAATACTTATGTTGGCTGAACTGTTTGATTCTGAAACCTCTGCGGAGTTTGATGCGCAGGCAGAGCATGATCGTATAGCCCAGATTGCCCATGCCAAGTGGGTTGCCAGCGCACACAAGTACCAGATTCCCCCACCGCTTGAGCAGGATTATTCGGTCTGGTTGATGCTTGCCGGGCGAGGTGCCGGAAAGACTCGGTCAGCCGCGGAAGCCTTATGGTGGTGGTGTTGGACACACCCAGGAACCAGAGGTTTGGTTCTGGCTCCTACTTCTAATGACATCAAGTTCACCTGCTTTGAGGGGCAGTCAGGGCTGCTTGCCTGCATCCCCAAGGATTTGGTTGTGGACTACAACAAGCAAGATCACCAGATCAAACTGTCCAATGGCTCGATTATCCGGGGCATCTCTGGCGACTCCTATGAGCGTCTGAGGGGTCCTCAGTTCCATTGGTGCTGGGCTGATGAGTTAGCCGCCTTCCAGTATCTGGGGCCTGGAGAGGCTTGGGACATGATGGTCATGGGTTTGCGCCTTGGTAACCATCCCCGTGTTATCGTGACCACCACGCCAAAACCCAAGGACTTGATCCTTGATCTGATAGGCAGGGAGGGTGATGATGTGGTGATTGACCGCGCCAGCACCTATGAGAACAAAGACAACCTAGCCCCCTCATTCTCTAAGCAGCTAGAGCAGTACAAGGGCAGCAAGCTATATCAGCAGGAGGTGTTGGGCGAGATCGTTGACCTCGAGGATGGCAAGGTGGTCAGCCGGGATATGTTCAAGTTGTGGCCACATGACAAGGCATTCCCAAAGTTTGAGTACATCATCCAGTCTTATGACTGCGCCTTCTCAGAGAAGGAACACAATGACCCGACCGCCATGACTACTTGGGGCATTTTCCAGCCTATGGACGGCCCCATGTCGGTCTTGCTGATTGACTGCTGGGCAGAGCATCTGGCTTTCCCCCAACTCAAGTCTAAAGTCCTTGATGAGTGGCGAGTCTCCTATGGTGAGGGCAGGGATGCCAAGCGCCCTGACTTGATCCTAGTTGAGGACAAGGCGGCTGGCATCTCTCTGATTCAGGAACTGAGGCAGGCCCACTTGCCTGTGACTGGCTGGAACCCGGGGCGGGCTGACAAGATGCAGAGGCTTCAGATTACGGCATCCATCTTTGCGACTGGTCGTGTCTGGTTGCCTGAGTCAAGTATCCGAAAGGGTTACGTCAAGGATTGGGTAGAGGGCTTCCTGTCCCAATTGTGTTCGTTCCCCGACTCAACCCATGATGACTATGTGGACAGTGCAACTCAGGCGATCCGATACCTAAAGGATGGTGGCTGGCTCGACATTAACCCTGAGCCGCATTATGATGACGAAGACTATGCGGAGACTAGACCGCAACGTATCAACCCTTACGCGGCATAAATACCATGGGAATCAATAAGATCATTGAGGGCGGTTTGGGCATCATCAAGTCTGCAGGTCGGACTGCCCATGAGCAGGAGGCGGCCATTCGTGCTGCACAGAATGCCAAGGTTGCCGAGCAGATGGCTAACCTGCCTCCTCGGAATAAGAAGGCAAATGAGGCTTTGGGTCTGTACCATCCTGTGGGCGGGGGCATCAAGTTGTCTAAGCCAGTGTCTGGGATGCACGCGACCACGGTGCCTGACCCCAAGTTCAAGCCGCCAAAGATTGGGACTATCACCCCTGAGCAGATGGTCAAGGAGGAGGCGGCACTGTTTCCTCTCGTTGGTGACCGAGCCGCCGCAGGTCGATACCTAACTCACGTTGGCGAGAACGAACTTGAAGCGCCTGTTAGGTTGACTGGTGGCCCTCGCTACATGGATGCCAACTACAACCCAATCAACCCTGATGAGTCAGCGGCATGGGAGTCAGGAACTGGGCGCATCTCCAATT